GGTGGCCAGCAGCTCGGCCAGGGTGCGGCCGGCGGCAGCCTCGATGCGTTCGCGGGTGATCACCGTCACCTGCGCCAGCGTTTGGTCAACACGCTGCGGCGTGCGGGTGGCGGTGACCACCACCGGCTCGAGCGTGCGATCGCGGAAGCCGAGCGTCGTGCGGAAGCGAAGGTGCAGGCGAAGCTGCAGCAGCGCGACGCCGAGGACGCGACCACGGCCCTGCAGCGCGCGGCCCTGAAGGTCGTCGAGGCCTACCCGTTCCTCGACAGCACCAGCGCCGAAGCGGACGCCGAGCTCATCGCCGACGTGCGCGACCTGCGCGACGTGTACATGGCCCGTGGCCAGACGCCGGCCAAGGCCCTCGAGTCGGCCGTGGCCAAGCTCAAGGGCACGCTCGACGCCAAGCTCGGCAAGGCCCCGGAAGCGCCCGCCGCTAAGACGCCCGAGCAGATCGCCGCCGAGCGTCGTGCCGGTGCCGTGCAGCGCAATGCCACCGCCGCCGGCCAGCAGCCGCCGCGTGGTGCTGGCGTCGGCGCGGCCGCGACCCCGGACGTGCCGGATGTGATGTCGATGAGCGCCGACGACTGGGAGAAGCTGCCCGAGTCGGAGCGCGCCAAGCTCCTCGCCTGATGTTCCAGTCGTCTTGCTTGCATGACGAGAGCGTCTGCCTTACACAGGCAGCGCGGGCACTCGCCATGCATCTCAACTTCGGTTGAGCCGCACGGGTGCCCTTCGCGGGGCACCCGTTTTTTCTGCCCGCAGGCTCGCCACCTCAACGGCGTATCTCGCCCAGCGTCGGCGTAAAAGGACGCGGCCCCTTGCGAGCTGATCGCATGTCCATCGCGCGGAGCGGCGCACTGCTCTCCAACGTCAAGACCTTTCGACTTTCGGAGAACCCGAGATGCAGACCAATTTCGCTGCGCTCCAGCCGCAGCAGAAGCGCGCGTGGGGCCACGCGGCCTACAAAGAGTTCCGCGACAACTTCTTCTGGAACAAGTTCATGGGCAAGGGCGACAGTGCTGTCGTCGAGCGCATCACTGAACTGACCAAGACCGACAAGGGCACCAGCATCGCCATGCTGCACCTCGTCGGTGATCTCGTCGGCGGCGGCATCACTGGCGACAACCAGCTCGAGGGCCGCGAGTCGACCCTGCAGAGCTACTGGCAGGAAGTCCAGATCGGCCGCCTCCGCAAGGGCGTCCGCAACAAGGGCAAGCTGTCGGAGCAGCGTTCGGTCATCAACTTCCGCACCGAGGCCAAGGACAAGCTCGGCCAGTGGCTCGCGGAGACGATGGACGACCTGATGTTCCTGACCGCCTCGGGCATCTCGTACGACCTGATGACCGACGGCTCGCCGCGCCCGGTGCCGGCCGGCGAAGACGCGCTGTCGACCCTCGACTTCGCTGCCGACCTGAAGGTGCCGTCGGCCAACCGCCACTACCGCTGGGCCGGCGCCAACGGCCTGCTCGCGGGCAACACGGCGGTGATCGACAACACCCACATCCCGTCGTACAAGATGATCGTCGACCTCATCGCCGAGGCCAAGACGAAGCGTCTGCGTCCGATCAAGTCGGGCGGCAAGGACTACTACGTCCTGCTGGTGCATCCGAAGACCTACGCCTACCTGAAGAAGGACTCCGAGTTCCGCGACGCCATCGTCAATGCCGGCGAGCGCGGTGCGAAGAACCCGATCTTCACGGGCGCCATCGTGACGATGGACGGCGCCGTGATCCACGAGCACACCCGCGTCTACAACACGATGGGTGCGGCCGCCGGCTCGAAGTGGGGCGCCGGCAGCAACGTCAACGGCACGCGCTCGCTGCTGCTCGGCGCGCAGGCCCTCGCCCTCGCGGATCTCGAAGTTCCGCAGTGGGAAGAGGAGAAGTACGACTACGGCAACCAGCAGGGCATCGCCATCGACAAGATGTTCGGCCTGCTGAAGCCGCAGTTCTACAACCGCTGGACTCGCACGGTCGAAGACTTCGGCGTGATGGTCTGCGACACCTTCATCGCCTGATACGGGAGCTGACCCATGACCATCCTCTACCGTGACCAGCGCCAGCGCACTCGCGTTGCTGCTGTCGAGTTCGACTTCTCGGACGTCCCCAACGGCGTGTTCGTGCCGCTGGTCGAGCTGCCGAACTCGTCGATCATCACCGCTGCCACCCTGCACGTCCTCACCGCGTCGAACGCCGGCACCTCGCATGTGCTGGACATCGGCACGGCGGCCGCGCCGACGCAGCTCGTCAACGACGCGAACGCCGCCGTCGCCGCCCGCGTGGCGCTGACTCCGGCCAACGTCGTCTACAGCGGCGTGAACCGCATCGGCGTGACCTCGGCCATCGTGGGCGGTGCCCCGACGGCGGGCCGCTTCGTGCTGTTCGTCGAGTACGTGATCCTCGGCTCGTCCGACTTCACGCAGGGCTGATGCACCGAGGGGCCGGGTTCGCTCGGCCCCTCTCCTGATCCACCCATCCAAGGCGAGTGCCAACCATGTCCAACAAGATGATGCGCGCCCCCGAGGGCGAAACCGTCCGCGTGTGCCTGCTCACGGGCCACACCATCGTCATCACCGAAGAGCCCTGCGAAGTCCCGGCCATCTTCCAGATCGAGGCCCGCAAGCTCGGTGCCTTCTTCTGCAAGGAGGGCGACGTGGCCGCCAAGGTCGAGGCCCCGGCTGCGCCGAACGCGACCAACGAGGAAGCCGACCGCATCAAGGCCGCGCTGATCCTCATGCTGGAGCGCAACGACGAGGAAGACTTCACCGCTGCCGGCCAGCCGAATCTGCGAGCCGTGCGTGCGCTGTGTGGCTTCAACGCCGAGCGCGACGACGTGTACAACGTCTTCGCCGCGCTGAAGGAAGAAGTCGCCGCCAACGGCGGCAAGGCCTCGGCTGACCTGTCGTGACCCTGCAGGAGCTGATCGCAGAGGCCCGGCTGCGGCTCGACGACGTGTCGGGCAAGCAGCTCTGGTCGGATCTCGAACTGACCTCGTACATCAACGAGGCGCAGCGCGAGGCCTGCGAGCGCGCGCTCCTCCTCGAGGAAGTGCGCCAGCTCCGCGTGACTGCCGGGCGGTCGGCCTACCGCCTGCCCGGCGTCATCCAGATCAAGCAGGCCACGCCCCATGGGCGCGCGCCGCTCGAGCCCGCCGACGAGACCAAGCTCGACATCGCCGCGCCGCGCTGGCGCGAGGAGCTGTCGGGCGTCATGCGCTGGTTCGTCTTCCGCGACGAGCAGCTCCGCATCATCGCCTCGCCGGCCGCCGACACCACGGTGACGCTGCAGCTCTACCGCCTGCCCAGTGACCGCATGGCAAACCCGGACGACGAGCCGGAGATCGCCGAGCGCCACCACATGCGGATGCTGGACTGGGCGCTGCACCGGGCCTACATGAAGCGCGACGCGGACGCCAACAGCCCGCAGCTCGCGGCCCAGCACGAGGCAGCTTTCACCGCCTCCTTCGGCATCCGTCAGGACGCCAACGTGCAGCGCAAGCAGCGCGAGCACCGCACCCACACCGTTCGCTCCAACTTCTGAGGACGCCGCAATGCCCAATACCCTCTACGACTTCGCCCGCCGCAAGCTCCTCGCCGGAGAGGTGGACTGGGCCAGCGCCGACAGCAATAACACGCCCGGCCCGTTCCCGATCAAGGTCTGCCTTGTCCGCACGGGCGCTGGCAACTACACCTTCTCGGCCGCGCACACCAACATGAGCCAGATCGCTGGCTTCATCGCGAACACCAGCGCCGGCAACGCGACCGCCATCGCCACGCTCAACAACCCGTCGACGACCGAACAGGGCGCCGCCGACGGCAACGACGTGACCTTCGCGCAGGTCACCTCGGGTCAGGTGGTCAACGCCATCGTGATCTACATCGAGGTGTCCTCGTCGAATCAGGCGAGCAACCTGCCCATCGCCTACATCGACACGGCCACGGGCCTGCCGATCACCGCGAACGGCGGCGACATCATCGTGACGTGGGACAACGGGCCGAACCGAATTTTCCGCCCCTGACTGTTTCGACCGTAATCCCAAGCTCCAGACGGGGCTTGGGACATGGCTCGGACTTATGGGTGAAAGTAGTTCGCCCATAAAGCTGGAGCCAGAAGATGCCCATCGTCACGAAGACCTGCCCGGTGTGCAGCGTCGAGTTCACCACCCGCAAGGAGCGCGTCATCTGCTGCTCTCGCTCCTGCGCCCGCAAGCGCGACAACGCGCGTTTCGGGAACCCCGGATGGAAGGGCGGCCGAACGCACCACAAGTCTGGCTACATCAAGATCCTCGCGAAGGATCACCCGCGAGCCGACAGCAGGGGTGGCTACGTCATGGAGCACATCGTGGTCATGGAGCGCCATCTCGGCCGCTACCTTGAGCCCCACGAGCGCGTCCACCACAAGAACGGCCGGCGCGACGACAACCGCATCGAGAACCTCGAGCTCTGGATCATCAAGGGCTCGTCGCGGAAGGATCCCGCCGGCCAGCGCATCGAAGACCTGATCGCCTCCGGCGTGGCAGACGCCGAGCGGTTCGGCATCCACCCTCCCGCCGCAGAATCGCTTCTGCGCCGTCTCCTCCAGAGGTAACCCATGCCCATCCACCTCTTCCGCAGCACCGATACCGGCGCGCCGACCCTCAATGGCAACCCCGGCACCCTGATCACGGTGCTCGATGCTTGCCTGATCAGCGGCTACAACTCGAAGTCGGTGACCATCACGCGCAGCGGAAGCACCGCGACGGCCACCGCGACCGCGCACGGCTTCGTGCTCGACCAGCAGATCCGCATCGCTGGCGCGGCGCAGGCCGAGTACAACGGCATCTTCCGCATCACCAACATCACCGCGAACACGTTCGACTTCGCGGTGACGGGCACGCCGGTCACGCCGGCCACGGGCACGATCACCGCCGACGTGGCGCCGCTGGGTTGGACGAAGCCTTTCTCGGGCACCAGCCTCGCCGCCTATCGCGGCCCGGTCGGCTCGACGCGCCACTACCTCCGCATCGACGACACGAACGGCCAGTTCGCGGCAGTTCGCGGCTTCGAGGCGATGACCGACGTGAACACCGGCACCGGGCCTTTCCCGACGGTGGCGCAGGCGGCCAGCGGCCTGTTCTGGAACAAGTCGAGCGCGGCCGGCACGGCGGCGCGCCGCTGGACGCTCGTGAGCGACGGTCGGACGCTCTACCTCCTGATCTATCAGGACGCGGACGCCGCGACGGCGAACAACATCACCAACCACATCTTCGGCGACATCCGCAGCTACCGACCCGGCGATGCGTTCAACACGCTGCTGACCGGGAGCGGGTCGAGCACGACCAGTTCCACCATCAGCACGAGCAACGGCTTCCCCGGCAACTGCTTCTCGGACACGCCGTACTCGACGAGCGCCACGTTCCGCTACGGCCGCTTCATGCCGCGCGACCACTTCCAAGAGGGCTCGGCGATCCAGCCGGTGTTCCCGCCGCCGGGCTGCCACGCCGTCGGCACGAGCACCAACAACCAGAACACCTTCGGAAACGGGCTGATCCCCTTCCCGAACCCGTCGAACGGCGCGCTGTTCGCCACGCGCGTGCTTGTCGCGACGCCGAGCGTCATTCGCGGCGAGCTGCCGGGACTCCTTGCCCCGTTCCACACGCGACCCTACGACGACGCCTTCGCCTTCGATGGCACTGGCGACTTTGCCGGCCTGCGCCTGTATCACCAGTTCTTGAGCTCGGGCGGCATCAACGGGTGTCTGCTCTTCAACCTGACCGACAACTGGTACGCCTGATATGCCGGCGCGTCGCTACTGGCGCATCCGCCCGACCTCGTTCGTCACGTCGTGGACGCTTTCCGAGATCGAGTTCTTCGACACCTACACGGGTGCCGACAGGGCGACGGGAGGAACGCCCATTGGCACGCTGACGACGCCGGCCAACGCCTTCGACGACAACACGACCACCACCCCGTCGGTGACCTCGACGCAGGGCGCGTGGCTCGGCTACGACTTCGGCACTGCCGTCGACATCGTGCGCTTCTCGATCAGAACGTCGGCCACTGGTGGAAGCATCAACGCTTTCGTCCTCGAGCACTCGCCCGACAACTCGGTGTGGACGGCCGCCGGAAGCTACGCAATCTCCTTCGCCTCGGACACCCTTTACACGTTCGAGGTGAACCAGTACGCATCGGCCGGCGTCAGGTTGCGCGCCCTCATCTCCGCAGGCACGCCGTTCCCGCTGTTCTCGGGCTGGTCTCTGCGCGGCACGCCGCGTGCAGGCCGGGTCGCCCCGCAGGACTTGGCCTACACCGATGGCGGCGTGCGCCAGCGCAGCGCCGGCACCATCGGCGCATTCGTTCGTGACGCTGGCCAGCCAGTGCCCGGCGCATACGTCCGTCTGCACTCGCGCATCAGCGGGGTCGTCGTCGGTGGCGGCCTGACTGACGCCTCAGGCTTCATCAGCTTCAGCGGCCTCAACCCGGACATCAACGACTACTACGCGGTGGCGTTCGATCCCGACGGTGGCGAGGTCTACAACGCGCTGATCTTCGACCGCATCCAGCCGTCGTAAGGGGGCCGCAGTGCCCACCTACAACAGCCCGGTCAACTTCAACTTCACGGCGGGCGGCTACAGCGCAACGCTGCCGCTCGAGTTCGTCTTCAGCGCCTTCGGCGAGACGAAGGCGCGCGCCGTCGAAGGCTTCGAGTCACTGGAGTTCGGCCTCGGCCTGATCCGCAACAACGCGGAGGCATACCAGCTCGACGGATTCGACTCGCTCGAGTTCGGCCTCCAGACCATCGCGATCCGCGAGCCCGACATCTTCGGCATCGGCATCGGGCCGTCCCAGTGGGGCTTCGCCAACGTCGCCGAGGTGGTCGACGTCGAGCTGCCTGTGCCGGGCATCGCCGGCACACTCGGCGAGCCGGGCATCACGCGCACGGTCGTCTTCACCTTCGGCCGCACCGGCTACGCGCCGACGTACCCGCTGCCGTTCGACTTCAGCGTCAGCGAGACGCTGCAGGCGGCCTACACCCTCGGCATCGACTTTGCCAGTTTCGGTGAGCACAGCATCGCGCTGCAGGCGCTGTCGCTGCTGCCCACTGGCATCGACGAGCTGGTCGTGCCGCAGCCAACGGTGGCCGGCGCCTTCCAGCAGGCCGAGCTGGTGGGCATCTACGAGCTCGCCTTCGGCGCCCCGGTCGTCCTGTCGGGCCAGCTCTTCGTCTCGGTGCCAAGCATCGCGCCGGATGTCTACGGCACGGCTGTCGTCGCCAACGGCATCCCGCAGCTCTTCCCGAACGGCATTGATGAGCTCGCCTTCGGCGTCCACGCGATCCTGAACTACCGCTCCGAGGCCTTCCCGGTCTGGACGATGGATGACGCCTACGGCACCGCGCTGGTCGCCTTCGAGGTGCGCGCCATCGCGGCGCAGGGCTTCAGCGACGAGGCCTCCGGCACGGCGTTCGTCAGCAACTACACCCAGACCGCCGAGGTGCCGGGCCTGCCGTCGCTGGAGATCGGCGGCCACGAGGTCGGGTTCGAGATCGAGCTGCTGCCGCTTGGCTTCGAGTCCCTCGCCGTGGGTGAGCACACCGTGCTCGACAACACCCTGTACATCGCGCCGCCCGGCGTGGCCGGCGAGATCGGCCTGCTCGAGATCCGCCGCGCGCAGGAGATCGTTCGCCCTGACGGCATCGCGCCGGCCGACGAGTTCGGCGACACGGCCGCCTTCAACCTCGTGCAGCGCGTCGAGGTGGTCTGGGATCCCGAGTTCGTCGCCGGCCCGGTGTCGTCGCCGACGGTGTCCAACTTCACCATCGAGATCTTCCCGCTGGGCTTCGACGGCCTGCGCGTGCCCGACTTCAGCGACGTGATCAACGGCCGCCCGCCGGTCGAGGCCACGCTGGGCGTGCAGACCGAGTTCGGCTTCCTGTTCGTCGCGCCCTCGGTGCGCGCCATCTCGCCCGCTGGCTTCGACGCCTACAACACGGGCGACGGCTTCGTGCTCAACGCGGCCCTGAGCTTCACCCCGACCGGCTTCGAGAGCGAGCAGTTCGGCGTCCCCAACCCGGTCTTCAAAGGCCTGCAGTTCAGCGCCGAGATCACCGCCGGCCTAACGCAGGAGATCGGCACCGCCTTCATCGCGCCGCGTGTCCGCTCGATCCTTCCCGAGGGCATCTTCGATCCCGGTACCGGCGAGACCTACGTCGGCAACTACACCCAGTTCTTCGCGCCGCCCGGCATCCCGTCCTTCATTGAGGGTCTGCACTTCGTCGAGGCGCGGCTGCTGCGGATCGAGCAGACGAATCAGGAGGACTACCTCGCCGTCGGCTCCGCGCGCATCGAGAACCGCAACGTGCTGCTGCGGCCGCTGCCGTGGGACGACGCCACCATCGGCGTGCCCGGCCTGCAGCTCCGCATCCGCTACCTGCTGCCGACCGGCATCTTCGCGGAGGAGGCTGGCGTCCACATCGTCGGCGACCGCCTGCTCGAGGTTCGCCCGCTCGCAATCAGCGGAATCGTGGGCTCGCACTGGGTGCGCCCGTTCCCGATCCCGCCTGACCGCATCGACGTCAGCGTCAACGGCATCGAGGTCACCGAGTGGGGCATGGCCCTCGTCGTCGGCAACAGCATCTTCCCGGCCGGCTGGGACGACCTGCAGATGGGCGACGCCCGCGCCGCCGGCACGGGCATCTTCCCGGTGGGCATCTTCGAGGACTTCACCGCCGACACGCGGCCATCGGTCGATGCAACGCAGTACATCTGGCTCGGCCCGACCGACACCGCCGACTGGCCCAGCAACGGCATCGAGCCGCCGATCTGGGACGTGCCCGACGTGCCGCGCGTGTCGCCGCACACCATCTGGGCGCCGACCGGCGCGCCGCAGCAGGCGAAGGACAACCACCCGCCGGGCGATGAGGAGCCGATCCACATCCTCGGCGACCAGTCGAAGCGCAACACCCTGTACGGCACCCCGTTCGTGGCCGACCGCGTTCGAACGCTGCGCCCGAGCTGGAACTGGCCGCCCTTCCAGACCAATCCCAGCGACGACCCTGCGACGCTGTGGGGCGAGCACGTCGTCGGCCAGTCGTTCACCCAGTACATCGAGCCGCGCTGGCGCCTCGGCCGCATCGGCATCCACGAGGTGATCGGTGGCAACCGCACGGTAATCGCGCCCGGCTTCGACGACCTGCTGGTCGGCGAGCACTTCGTCGAGCGCCTGCAGGAGCCGGCGAGCACGAAGACCGTCTTCCCGCTCGGATTCTCTGGATCCTTCGGCACGACTTGGGTGTCGAACTACCTGCAGGAAGTCACGACGATTGGCTTCGTCGACACGGTGTGGGGCGACCAGTGGGTGAACCGCCCGTACCCGCCTTTCGCCATGCCGGGCATCGCCTCCGACGCCTACGGCGAGCCGTGGATCAGCAATTACCGCCGCGAGCTGCACATGCTCGGCGGCGACCTGCTGTTGATGCAGGAGGAGCTGCCTTTCCCGCGCATGCGCGTCACCGGCCGCGCGCAGCCCGCGCCCTTCGGCTTCGAGCCCCTTGCATTCGGCAGCGGCCTCGTCGAGCAGTCCTCGCGCGCCGTGCAGGCCTTCTCGCTGTTCCGCCTGCCGTTCCCGGCGCCGAGCGTGCTGGGCCAGACCGTGGCGCAGGCTGAAGGCCATGCCGCCCTTACTCTGGGAATGCCGATCATCGATCAGGTCGAGCCCAACAGCCTCAAGGCGAAGGGCGAAGACACGGCCGAGATCGGGGGCGCGATCCTGCGCGCCGCCATCGCAGCAGGCCATGCGGCCGGCGTGATGGGAGAGCCGCGCATCGGCATGCCCATCTACGCCACCTCCATGGCTGGCGTCGTCGAGATCCCGGCCATCACGGGCGAAGGCGACCACACCTGCGGCATGGCGGCTCGCGCGGTCGTTGGTTCTGCTGGCGCTATGGGCGCATTCGGAGTGGCGACGATTGGCTGAGAAGGTGCTGGGGCCGTGGCCGATGGGCATCGACATGCTCTCGGCCGATGACGCCCTGCCGCGCGACCAGAGCGGCAAGAACGTCATCGCCGTGCGGGACGCGGTCAACGTCGACATCACGCGCGAGGGCAAGCTCTCGCGGCGTGCCGGCGCGCGCCGCATCGGCACCCAGCGCGTCGACCGCCTGCACCCGCTGGGCTTCGCCGTGGCCAACGGCCAGATCTGCCGCGTCGAGGGCGAGACCCTCGTGCCCATCGCGACTCTGGCATCGGCCGGCCCGGTGGACTTCTGCGAGGTCAACGGCGAGATCGTGATCAGCACGACCAACTCGCTGACCGTGCTGCGCGGCGGCGTCCCGGTGCCGATGGCCGCGCCGACGCCGGCCCAGCCCGCGCTCGAAGTGCTGACGACCGGGGGGCTGACGAAGGGCCGCTACGGCGTGGCCATCTCGACCATGTCGGGGGGCATCGAGTCGGGGCTCTCGCCCGCGACCTTCGTCGACGTGCCGGAGGGCGGCGGCATCCAGATCGGGAATCTGCCGGCGGGCGCGCAGGTCTACCGCACGCAGCCGAATGGCGACGTGCTGTACCGCGCCGGCATCGACGCGGTGTTGGGGTTGGGGGCTCTCGGCCGCATCGCGCAGACCCGCTTCATGGAGCCGCTGCCCTCCGGCGAGTGGGTGCGCCTGTGGCGCGGCCGGTTGGTCACCGCGCGTGGCCGCTTCCTCCGCATGAGCGAGCCCATGCGCTACGGCCTCTGGAATCCCCGCGAGGGCTTCGTCCAGTTTCCCGAGCCGATCCAGTTCTTCGAGCCCGTCGATGGCGGCATCTACGTCGGCCAGCGCAGCACGGTGCTGTTTCTGCGCGGCAAGAGCCTCGACGAGCTGGTGCTCGACGAGACCGGCGCGCGCGCCCCGGTGCGCGGCAGCTCGACGCTGATCGAGCCCGGCGTGCTCGGCATGCAGCAGCCGCCCAGCTCCGACTGTGCGCTGTGGCTGGCAGACAACGGCTTCGTCCTCGGCATGCCCACCGGTCAGGTGGTCGAGCCGCAGGGCCAAAGGATTCGCCTCTCGGCAGCGAGCGGTGAAGTCGCGGTACACGACCGCAAGGTAATTGCAACCATCAACTAGGAGATGACCATGCTCAACCAGAGCAAGACGCTCCGTCGCGACTTCAGCAAGGCGCTGCGCGGCGGCAAGTACGAGAAGACCGAAGGTGGCGTCCTGCTGCCGAAGTCGATGATCGAGGCGCGCGGCGAGTACGTCGAAGTGCTCAACGGCGAAGTCGTCGGCTTCCACCGCAACATGGTGGTCGATCAGGGCTTCGTCGACATCCTGAACACCTACCTCGGCGCGACGGCCAAGAAGTCGGGCTTCTTCGTGGCCCTGTTCTCGGGCGCGGTGACGCCGGCCGCCAACTGGACTGCCGCCACGTTCTCCTCGGCCGCGAGCGAGATCGTGTCGGGCACCGAAGGCTACACGGAGGCCACGCGCCGCCCGTGGACGCCGGCCGCTGCCAGCACGCCGCAGATGGACAACTACGCCGCCAAGGCCACCTTCACCATCGCGACCGCCGCGACGCTCAACGTCAACGGTGCCGCGCTGCTGTCGGATTCGGCCAAGGGCTCGACTGCCGGCGTCCTCGTCTCGGCTGCGCGCTACGCGAACACGCGCCAGCTCCAGAACGGCGACAACTACGAAGTCGGCTACCGCATCACCTTCAGCGCGGCCTGATGGATGCTGCAGAACCCCGGCATCGCGAACGTCAGGATCGAGGGCGATCAGGAAAAGGGTCGCCTGTACATCCGTGACGCGGAGCAGCTCCTGTACTCGCTGCAGGAGATGCTTCGTTCCGGGGAGATCACGACGGGCGGCCTCGCCCGTCAACTGGCACCGGACGTGCATTGCTACGTCCGGGTCGCCAACGGCATCAACGTCATCCAGATCGTCGCCGACGAGACCGACGAGCCGCGCCGCCGGCTGGTCAACATCGCGACGGAGCTTCCCGACTTCTACTCCGGCTGGGCCTACGGGGGCTTCCTCGAGGAGCGCAAGCGACCCATTGACCAGCGGTACAAGGCCATGGTCGACTTCCGCCCGACGGCCGACACGATCCGCAAGTTCGAGCTCGCCGATGGACGGCAGGAGAGCGAGCGCCTGAGCGTGCAGCTCTGGCCGGGCCTCGATGGCGCGTTCCGCCCGGCGAGCCAGACGCGCGAGGACAGCCAGTACACCAGCGTCAAGGCTACGGCCTACAGCGGCACGATGCGGAAGCTCGTGCAGTTCCTGCTGGGCTACGGCCGCATCCCCGAGGACAGCTACTACTCCGCGCGCCGCCGCGCCTTCCCTGAGGGCAAGGTGCCGCCCAAGGAGCTGCCGCCGCCGCCGACCGCCTACGAGAAGGACATCAGCCAGAGCGGCGTGCGGATGCGCTACGACTTCCGCTTTTTCCGCACGCACGGCCTCACGCGGGCGAGCGATGGCAAGTGGTGGCTGGTCGAGATCTCCTCGAAGGGGATCCTCGCGCGACTGCTGCCGCTGTTCCAGAGCACGACGACCGACGAGTTCCGCCGCGTGCTGATGAGCAGCAACGATGAGCAGGGCCTCGAGGTGCTTGACACCTTCGGCGGCTTCCCGACCGGCGAAGCCTTCCCGGCGACCAGCGCGGAGCTGGAGTCGATGATCCGTGCTGGCGTCATCCTTCGCGAGCGGCCGCCCGAGCTGCAGACGTTCCTCGGCATGACGATGTACTCGAGCATGATGGGCTTCGCCTTCAGTGCGAGCGGGCGCGTCGCCGACAACACGGCCTACTACTACGGCGACGACAACCGCGCCGTGGCCACGCACTACCAGTGCTCGATGGAGATCGGCGAGACCGAGGAGTTCGACCCGGCGAGCAGCGCGCGCGCCCTCAAGGTGCGGATGCTTGGCTTGAGCGACCGCAGCGACTTCAGGGACAAGATCGGCGGCATCCTGATCAAGGCCGACCGCTTGCGGAATCAGCAGATCTCGCAGTACCTGCAGATGGAGCCAGACGACGCCTTCAGCGCACTCGACGCGCTGGTCATGGATCCCATCGCCAGCTTCACCTTCCAGTGCCGCAAGGTCGCCGAGCAGCGCGTCCATGGCAAGGTCGGGCCGATGAAGTTCTGGGAGCCGCTAATCCCCGGCCTCGTGTCCGTCGACTGGCGTCCGCAGCTCCCGGCCTCCGGCTCTCCAGCGCAGCGATGGGACATCCCCGTCCACGTCTACTACGTCGGCGACACGCTGAAGTGGGTCAAGGCCTACCGTGGCCCGAGCGACACCGAAAGCCGCTCCGACGCGGAGCTGCAGGACTGCCCGCTCGGCACCAACCAGTTCGTCGCGCTTGAGGGAACCACCAAGATCACTGAGACGAGCGAGGGCGGCGGCTACGCCGGGCCGATCTACACCTCGGACTTCGACGACCGCACGCTCGAGTACGTGACCACGCGCGTCACGACGTGGAAGAGCCGCCGCACTGGCGGCCACCGCTATGGCATTCAGGACGACCTCGTGCGCCTGCAGTGGGCCTTCCTGTTTCGCGACTGGCAGTTCGAGGTCGACTACGAGCTCGACTTCACCGCCGGCCGCTACAAGCAGACTGCCGCCGCCGTGCCGGCGATGATGCGCGAGGCCTACTACTACGCCCTCCTCGAGGGTGATTCTGGCGGCCTCGTCACGCGCCAGCGGTTCTACCACTACGAGCGCGACCCCTACACCTACGAGACGTGGCGCAATGTCCCCGGATACACCGGCTTCCTGCCGATGGGCTGCGTCAACTCGCCGAACTTCCCCTCCTGCTGGCGCCTCGACGATCACCCGTCTGGCTGCGGCAAGGTGCGCGCTCGCACGGTGAACGAGGAGTTCTACAACCCGGACGAGTGCAGCAGCATCGTCGACAACGGCCCGTGGGCGCAGGTCTGCCAGAACGCCGATGCGGCGTTCGGCAGTGCCCCGGCGCCGCCGGAGAATCGCTTCGGCCCTGTCGGCGAGACGAAGGTCAGGAAGTCGAGGCTGAAGGTTCGCATCGTCTACGGCGGCGACTACGACTCTCGGCTCACCTACGAGAAGTTCGAGGAGGGCGAGGGCGCCGAGTTCAACGGCTTCCGCTGGTTCGACTTCTCGCCAACCGACTCCGGCTTCTACGACTGGATCTACGCCAACACCAACAGCTTCGGCTACTCGGACACCCTGCTCTACTCGCCAACGATCAACACCGGCTTCGTGGAGAAGGATGGCTTCACATGGCACGTCGGCCAGCCGTTCTTCAGTGACATGGACGACGTCACCAGCTTCTTCGGAGTGATCAATGAGTAACCCCTGCGACGACATCGACGACGGCATCGTCGTTCGATCCTTCCAATCCGAGGTGACCGCCGCCTTCAGCATCGGCGCGGCCACGGCGTCGGTCGCCCAGATCCTTACCGTCGGCGTCAACGCATCGTCTGGCGTGCTCGCCAGTGACGCGACGAGCCAGACCTTCGGCATCCTGATCAGCGACAGCATCGTCGCCGGCCGCACTGTCATCGACCGGGCCAGTGCCACCACGCTGGTGGTCGAGCGGCCGCGCGGCTTCGGCACGGCGGCGGCGTTCTTCCGCAACGACATCGCCGCCGGGATGCTGGCCGGCGACGCGCTGCGGCAGGGGGTGGGCAACCTCGTGGCCGTCGGCGCCCGGCTCGGCGCCGTCACCACCCACCGCCTGCTGGCGGCCAATCTGCTGGCCGACCAGATCCGCGCCATGGCCGTCGCCCTGCCGGTGCGCTCCCAGCAGGTCGCCGTGGTCGCGCGCGGCGTCGGCGCGGCGCTGCAGACCATCCGCGCCGAGACCCTCGTCGTTCGGGGCATCCTCGCGGCCGCACTGACGCAGCAGGCCCTGCCGACCGTCGACCGGGTGGTGGCCGGCATCCGCGCCGCCGTGGCTCGCGTGGACGCGCTGGATGCGTCACAGGCCGTGACCAGCGAGGCCTTCGCGCTGGACGCCATCTATCAGCCCTCCGGCGCCGGCTGGGCGGCGCTGGCCGAGTCGTGGGGTATGTCGCGCTACGACGGCCTGCCGGCCGCGCACATCGCGGTGATCGGCGGCCGCGTCATGCTCGGCGGCGAGGGTGGCCTGTTCGTTCTGGATGGCGCCACCGACGACGGCCAGCTCATCGCGGCCTCGGCCGACCTCGGCGTGACCGACCTCGACTCGGCCCAGAAGAAGCACCTGTCCAACGCCTACCTCGCCGGCAGCATCGTCGGCACGATGCGCGCCGGGGTGGGTGACCGGGATCAGGGCGCGGAGACCATGTGGTACTACAACTTCGACCCCGTCAACGCACCGGCCAGCATCACCACGCGGGCGAAGCTTGGTCGCGGCCACAACTCCTACGAGTTCCGCTTCAGCCTCGCAAACCAGTCGGGCGCGGCCTTCTCGGTCGATAGCCTCCGTATCCTGTTCGAGCAGATGTCGAGGAAGATCTAACCATGTCGACCGGGCAGGCCACCTACTGGGAGCGCGCCAACGAGCTCGTCCGAGAGAACCTCGACGAGATGAACAACCGTGCCGACCAGTCGCTCGGCACGGCGAACCAGATCATCAACAAGCTCGGCCAGCTCGGGAACTTCCAGCCCATCGGCGAGGCCCCGCAGTTCAACCAGCAGCCGCCCGGTGAGCCGAACGTCGCCGAGCCCGCGCTGCCGGCGAACCCGACGTTCTCGACCATCGACTTCCAGCTCCCCGCGTTCGAGCTGATCGACTTCGGCGTCGACGACATCCTGAACTCGGACAACCTCGGGAACATCGGCGGCAACTTCAACCTGACGCTGCCGTTCCAGATCACCCCGCCCGACGAGCCGGTCATCAACGACCCCGGCGCGGCGCCGTCGGCGCCGACCAACCTGCCCGAGATCACGCCGCCCAGCTTCGACCCTGACGCCTATGCGTTCCCGTCGCCGCCGGAGTACCTCGCGATCTCGGTGCCCGACTTCGTCGCGCCGGAGGTCGAGGACTTCACCGACGCCGCTCCCGACTTCCTCGACACGCCGCCGAACGCGCGAATCGACTGGAGCTACACGCCCTACGAGGGCGAGCTGCTCGACACGCTGGCCTCC